AAATAATTAGACAATAGGATATAAACAATTTATAATAATTATATTATAAATGGCAACAATCGGGTACGATCCACACAAAATGGGTATTGAACTTGTAAATTCAATTCGACCAGGAGATTTAGTAACAAATCCTTTAAAACAAAACACGAATAAGATTTTATTTATTGATTCCGAGGAACATTTCGATATGTTCACAAATATATACGGTTATATCAATAGTAATAATTATTTAGGAATAAAATGGTCTACTGTAGCAAAAGATTTTAAGGGTTTTGGTTTGAGTTCATGTTTTGGAGATAATAATTTTACTAAAACTTATTTTTATGGTAAGCAGTATGTTAGTTGGTGGGATCAAGAATACTATTACAATGATTTCATACTTTTTGTACCAATTGTACAGGTTGGATTGGCAGTTAGTATTGCATCACCATCTGTAAATATTGATTCTAAAGTATTTCCTGAAAAAAATGAATGGCCACTTGGTAATGAATCTGATAAAAAATTTATAAATGATGAATCGGATGAAAAAATTATAACTGAAGAATCAGAAATATCTAATAGCGGTTCCAGTTCATCAGATGAAGAGGAATCAGAAGATTCTAGTTCCAGTTCATCAGAATCAGAATCAGAAGAATCGGAAAACGATATTGGAAAAAAAAGTGGGCAAAGATATTTTAAACTAATTAATTCTAAAACTGGAAAAGCATATGGTAGATATAGTGGGGATACACCCAAACAGGCAGCCAGTAAAGGATTTACTAAATTAGTACAACAAATGAGATCAAATGGAGAAAATATGACCGGAGCAACTATTTTTTTACGAGAATCAACTCGAGGATGTAATGGGAAAACTTATGCATATAAGGCATCACGGGTAAAACTACCACATCCACAAGAATTGCGTATTCGGGATCCAGCAACAGGTGCCGAGAAAATAATTACGTATAATTATAGAAATAAAATTGTAAAAACAGAAATTCCAAACAGCACAAACATATGATTGTATCAAACAAATTAATTTATTATTATTGAATAAAAAATTAATTTACTGTTTATTTTCTTGATCTGGAACGGCTTGTTTTGGATCCCGAAGACCTAGAACGTGAAGTAGAACGGGGTGTTTTAGATTTAGATGATTTTGAACCTGAAGTTGATCTGGATCTGGTTGATCTGGTTGATCTAGATGTTTTAGATGCGGATGGTTTTGATGTTTTTGAGCCTGACCTAGATCTGACATTACTGGACCTGGATCTGGATCTAGATCTGGAACTGGATGGTTTCGATGTTTTTGAACCTGATCTTGACCTTGAACTTGATCTAGATCTGGAACTGGATCTGGTCCTAGAATTAGATCTAGGTGTTCTGGATGTTCTAGAATTAGATCTGGATCGATAATTAGATCTGGTATTCGATCCATCATCAGACCAATCATCATTGGACATATCGGAATTCATTTCAGTTCTATCATTTCTGCTACTCGATCGGCGATTTGATCTTTTTGCTGGTTGAGAACTACCCGTCTCTATACCATTTTCTATTTTAAATTTTTGCCATTCTTTTGCGGCTAATTGCATGTATTTCGTGTTTTCAAGTCCGGGATTTTCATCACGTAACCTTCTTAGTTCTTGGGAAATAAATTCTCTATAGGACATAACAGAATTACTTTTACTTCTCGAATTACTTCTACGATTTGACATATATATACGATTAGACGCGATTATTTATTTTTAATAAATAATAAATTATTTCCGTATATTATATGAATAACAATCATAAAAAATATATCAAATACAAAAGCAAATATTTACAATTAAAAAAAGAAATAATAAACCAGTCTGGTGGCGGCGCATGGAGTGATTTTTCCAATGGTAATGATTATAGTCAAGATTTAATATCAAATTATCAATTCAGTAAATATCAACCAGATGGAGAGATTGTATATGATCGTGATGCAAATCGTACTAAACTGCGTCTTAAAAAATTATTCACTGAGTTTGATAAAAAAATAAGAGAAAATGATCCAACAATAAAAAATCCGGATACATCTGTCTATAATTTAAATTATGCATATTTGGGTGTGGTAATTGATCTTATTTTGAAACTATATCCAATACCAAAAGAATATTTAATTAGAGCATTAGTACATGCATACCGAGAATATATTAGAATATACATAACTAATGAAGCATCTGGTTGGGTATCCTATCAAAATAGATTGACTGCTATCAAATATGAAATACTATTGATTAATTATGCTATAAATCAAGGGACACCAATCAAAGTTCCAAAACAATTTTTAACAACGATAGACGCTAATAATATGTCACTTGATAATGGAAATTTGGTTAAATTTATTGATCAATTAATTAAAAAAAATAATAGCAAAGATATTTTGGACAATATATTTTTAGTAAAGCAAAAAATCAAATCAAAATGTTCATCCCAAAAATGTCAATATGCTCCATTAATTGACTCATCAATCTTAAATATTGGAACTGTTATGGCTGGTAATAATGAACGGAATATCCGCAGCTATTTTATTGTGTCAGAAAATAAAAATAAAAAACGTATTTGGCAACATTTTGATCCGTATGAACATGTTACAATTGGATATTTACCTATTGATATATTATATGACATATATCCAAATTTGACTAAATAAATAAAAAAAATTGATTTATATTTTCATTTGGGATAATAATAATTGTATATTATTATATTATAATAATGGACAACATCAAAGAAATTAGATTACTTTTTAAAATATTATCACCAATAAGAGCCATGGATGATAATTTATGGTACCAACTTGGGCAGTGTATATTTGATATTGATAGTAATTTATTTGATTTATGGATTAAATTCGGTCAAAAATTCAGAGATGATTGTGATATTAGTGAGTGTGCACTGGTATGGAATCGTATGGAAAAAACTAATTATACAATGCGCACGCTGCGTTATTTTGCCAATAAAGACGATCCCGTAACATATTCCAAACTATTAGAACCAGAATTTAAAGAAGCAAGACAACATGGTATGGAAGGAAGCCATAATACTATTGCCAAATTATTAGCACAAAAATATAAATTCCAATTCGTGTGCGCATCTGTAAAACATAATATTTGGTATCAATTCGTCGATCACAAATGGATCAAAATTGATAATGCATATACAATACGTAATTTGATTTCCGATGAACTCGCAAGTGATTATGGAAAATGGCAATCCGAATTATATGAATCATCAAAACAAGCAGAAGGATATGAAAAAGCAAGACTAATAGATAATGCTACTACAATATCAAAAACAATTAAATCACTAGGTGATTCTATTTTTAAAAATTATGTTATCCAAGAATATGCTTGTATGGTATATGATCCCGAATTTTTAAATAAACTCGATGAAAATATTGGTCTTATTTGTTTTAAAAATGGCGTATACGATTTGAAAAATAACTATTTTCGCGATGGTTATCCTGATGATTACATTAGTTTGTGTACAGGTTACGATTACTCGGAAGATACTAAAGACAATATGTTGGTAGATGAAATAAAAAATTATTTCTCTAAATTATTTCCGGATACGGATACAAAAATACATGTTATTAAATTACTTCGGAATTGTATTAGGGGATCACATAATGAATCTAATTTGCATACATTACTAGGTTCTGGTTCCAATAGTAAAAGTATATTTATGCAACTAATAAAATATTTAATGGGAGACTATTTTTTCTATTCTAGTTCAGATATTTTAGTGAAGTCCCAAAATAATTGCATATGGTACGCAGATCGTATTCTAGAATTTTCAAACTCCAAAGGAAAAAGAGTACATTTTATTTGTGAATTGAATTGTAATACAAATATTAATTTGAAATATTTAGAAGAATTTAATAATAAACAACAAACACAAATGCTAACAGGAGAAAAATTCAAGCCACAATTTAAATCATTTCTGGTGACAAATTATAATCCATTTACAACTGCAGAACCAGATACAACAAATAAAATCCAAATTATAGATTTTAAATCCGTTTTTACCAAGGAAAATCGCGATTTTAATTTGGACAAAATACTTGTTAAGTGGGCACCTGTACTAATGACAATGCTACTTGACAATGTTCTTTTATAAAAAAAATGTATTTACATAATAATAATTAAATAAATTTATTTAATTATTATCGTAATCTGCACTTAACTCATCATCATCACTAGATTCAATATAGTTTTGATAAATTGTGTCCATTCTTAGAGTATATACCATAATTTGGTTGAGCATTTTTTCCATCATTTTGTATTGTGGAATTTTTTTTTCATGATTTTCAATATATTCATGTATCAATTTTTTTGTCATCAATAATATTTTTATTTAAATTTAAATAAAAATATTATTATTAATCTGAATTAGTATTCAACTTCGGTTACTTTACCGAGCATGACTGCTTCATTACCATCCATAATGGCAATTCTACCAAGAACTTCGGTATTTTCAAATTTATCCACAATAATTGGATGTTGTGGATTTACTTCAAAAACAATACAAGCTGTTTCATTAGCTTTAATAAATGGAGGATTTTCCACTTTTTGACCACCCGTTTCTTTTCCATGCTTCCATTTAATTTCAACCATTTTGCAAGGAGCCTTTGCAGTTCTGCAATGAATAATTGGGCAATATCCTGGCTTCAACTCTCCGGGATGATCCAATATCTGAACTGTACAGTGGAATCGTCTAGGAGTTTTAAGTGTATCATCAGATTTCAAAACCATAATATCTCCAATTTTTGGTTTATAATCTTTATTCAAACCTTTAACACACACTCCTACATTGAAACCACACTCAGCAACTGGTACACTTTGGTGGTGCATTTCAATACTAAATACTTTTCCGGTACAAGGATTGGTAGCGGTATGACTTGGAAGGAATACAACTTCTTGACCAGGCTTCAAAGTTCCCTGTTCAATCTTACCTGTCAAAATATCTCCAACACCTTTAATATTAAGAACACCACTGAGAGGCATTCTGACTGGTTTTTCAACCATTCTTTTGGTTGGCTGCGCAAATAGGTCTAGAGCATCATGAAGTGTTGTGACGTGAACTGATTCTTTGGGATTGATTTTAACATCAATACCTGTCCACCACGGCATTTTTTCGGATTTGGCGAAAAGATTATCGCCACTCCAACCACTGATTGGGATGATTGGAATTCTATTATCAACTTGAGCAGCGGGCCAACCAACACGTTTCAATACATTAATCATTTCGTTTTTCACTTCTTCGAATCGTTCCTGAGAATAATTACATGTATCCATTTTATTAACACAGACCACCAATTGTTTTATTCCCAATAAATTTAAAATTCTTGCGTGCTCGCGGGTTTGACCTTTGATCTCACCACTTTTACGATCGCCCTTTGCCAAACTGGTGGTGAAATTACCATCAGCTGGAACCATAAGTACACCGAGATCGGCTTGTGATGCACCACTGATCATGTTTTTCATGAAATCTCTGTGTCCAGGTGCATCAATAATAGTCCAATGATATTTGGGAGTATAAAAATCTTTGGTAGTGCAACTAATAGTAATACCACGAGCGCGTTCCTCCTTGGTTTTATCAGTATAAAATGCAAAACAAAATGAGCTCTTACCAAGTTCATCGGCTTCTTTCTTCAATTTCTCCATCTCTCTGGCAGGAATACCACCAAGTTCGAACAAAAGATGGCCTGTGGTTGTACTCTTTCCAGAATCGACATGTCCTGTGAAAACTACGGACATATGTTGCTTAGACTCGGAGTTAGATTGTTCCATTGTTTCTATCAAAGTTATTGTATGATTAATTTTATAGTAAATATTAATATGTCATGCTGTTAAAAATTCAATTTTTTATTAAATTTTTAATTAATTCCAGTGATTATTTGATTAAATATTCATTAAAATTATTGGCTTTTATTACTGTGTTTTAGCATTCGTCAAATTCAACAATTCAATAATTTTGGAATAATTATGTTCCACTGCGATATTCATAGTGGCATCATCATTGGCATGAACGTTTGATCCATGCAAAATTAAAACCTCTACAATTTCTGGATAGTTTAAATATGTTGCGCGTCTCAATGCATAATCATTACAAGCGTGCACATCAGCTCCGTATTGTAATAAATGTTCGACAATTTTCAAATGTCCTTGATCCGCTGCTCTTATTAATGCCATATCATTATGCGCACAAATATTGGCCCCCTTTTCAATTAAATATTTAACGATTTCCAAATGGCCTCTATTTGCTGCCGATATTAATGCGGCACTATTATCTGCGCAAACATTGGCACCTTTTTCGATTAAATATTTAACAATTTCCAAATGACCATTGGCGGATGCTGCTAAAAGTGGCTCATCGTCATTGTTATGAATATCAACTCCTTTTTCGACAAAATGTTTGACACTTTCCAGATCGCCTTTTATTAGTGCCGCAATAAATGCATTATAGTCACTAGGATTTGGTTTTAATCTATCAAATGCATTGAATCCTGTAACATATCGATGACGACCACGTGTTAGACGGCTTGGGATTGTTGCAGGTATACTATAATAATACTGATCGGATACCATAACGTGTGCCATTGTGCCTAAATAATGGTTGGTTTGTCCCACTTACGTACGAAAAATTGTAATATTTTGATACAATCAATGCAACTCTTCCAGAAATTTTTTTTCAAATTTTTTTTTGATTTTTAAATTTTTTATTGATCAATGAATTAATTAAAAATGAAATTATCGCAACATTCTTTACGCAAAACCACAACAGTCTGAACTATCCATTAATGATAGGACACATGCAATATTGTCATCATCACAATGAACTAAACAGTCATCATAATAAGCGACACCATCAAGTCCATGCTCATTTAAAAATTTTATGACACATGCACGCCTATCTTTTTGTGCAGCTAAATAATCATCCAAATCAAATGTATCGGGCTTGTTTTTTGGTACAGTAATACTAGACGGGGCCTCAATAATTGGGCCCAATTCTGGACCGCACCATTTTGTTTTTTCTACTTGTTTCGATCCTTTGACAGGAGTATTTTCGCGATGCTTTTTTGTTTTATGATGGCTACCCAAAAACGATAGGGCACTCGAAGTATAATAATCACTACAATGAACTAGAAATTTATCATAACATTTGACACCATCAAATCCATGTTCATTCAAAAAATTCACAGTAGATTCGCGTATATTTTTTGACTCGGTCATGGAATTATCCAAATTGCTTGTTTTGGATTGTGCCATTTTCTTAAGATAAATGTTGTTTTTTTTCTGTAACAGAAGTTTATGTAATATTTTAGTCTCAATTAATGGAAACCGCTACTTAAAACTTGATATTTCTTGATACATAACCAATTATATAAAAATGTTAAGTTTTCAAAGTTGGTACAGATTCTTTTATGAATCTTTAATTAGATTCGAATCTAAGAGAATATTTCCTACTAATCGGTAGATTAGTATTCTATATCACGCAACTTTATTTTAG